GCCGCTGGTATGTCTCCCAGGGGTCTGACGCCGAAGGAGTCGCGCCAGCCGTCGGTCGACCGGGTCTTCGTCATGTCGTCCCACCCGATGTCGCCGTTGCGGAACAGCTCGAGGCGGCGGGGCCCCATGATCGCTAGCTGCTCGGCGTCGGTGAGCTGGTCGAAGGTGTCGGCGGCGTTGGGCACCAGAGACGGGGGCTCGGGGACGTCGTAGCCGAGGTCGGCCCAGGTGCGGGTGACCGGCATGCGGGTGCAGCGGCCTTGCTGGTGGTCCCAGGGGCCGGGCTCGTCGAGGGGGTGCTCGGTGCCGTGCTGCGCCCAGCACGACGGGCAGGTCCTGGTGTCGAGCTGCGCGACCCATTGCCAGCCGCGGAGGAGGTCGGCGTTGGCCTGGTGGGTGAGGGCGGCGGCGTCGCGGGCTGCGTCGATCTGCTCGGTCCTGGTGATGATGAGGGCCCGGTTGAGGGGGAGGTTGAAGCCGTGCTCGAAGGCCTGGACCATGCGGTTGCCGAGGACGGTGCGGCGGGCGGTCTCGCGGGGGTTGAGGCCGAGCTGCATCCCGCGCACGAGCTCTTGGCGTACGACGGCCATGCCGCGCTCGCCGAGGTCGTCGGCCAGGGTTGTCACGGTGTCGGTGACGCGGCGGACGATGGCCTCGATCTGGCCGCGGTCGGCTCGGATCACGGAGGCGCGGAGGCCGAGGGTGTCGTCGGTGCCGGCTGGGAGCTGGGATCGCATGATGTCGAGCTGCGCGGCTGCGGCGTCGGCGGTGAGGTCGCCGAGGGGCTCGGTGATGGTGACGCCGGCGTAGCTGCCCAGGTCACGGATCGCGGCTTCGGTCGCGGCGAGGGCTTCGATCACGGACCTGGTGCGGAGGGCCTGGGAGATGGTCAGGCGGCGGCCTTCGTCGTGGGCTTCGAGGATCATCTCGACGACGGTGTTCCAGTCGCCGGCGATCGATTGCCAGGCCTCGGCCCAGCGTTGCACGAGGAGGCGGGTGGTGTGGTCGACGTTGCGGTCGAGCCGGACCCTTAGCTGGGTGTCGAGGCGGAGGGTGTCGTCGTTGATGCTCACCCGAAGACCTCGGGCGGGATGTCGACCACTGGCACGGTCTGGCCGGCGAGGGCGTGGCTGCTGTCGGGCAGGAACTCCCAGACGCCGTTACGGATGTAGGCGTGGCATCGGTGGTCAGGGTGCCGGCCGCCGGTGAGGAGGATGGAAGGCTCGACGGTCAGCGCGCCGTTGCCGCCGATCTCCCAGGACCAGCGCTGGTCGATGATCTGGGTCTCCTCACAACCTGGGCACCAGAGGAGCAGGCCGCGGCCGTGGACGGCGAGGGTGACGGACATGTACTTCATCGGAGCGCGGCCGCTGGGTCCTCGCCGCGGTTGAAGGCGTCGACGGCGACGTCGGCCGCGGTCACGTTCGGGCGGATGAATTGGCCCTGGTCGTCGGTGTACTGCGCCAGGGTCTCGTCGACGTCCTTGACGCCGAGGGCGGTGAGGATCAGGCGGAGCGCGATGAGGTCGGGGAGGACCTGGGTGCCGTGAGCGTCGACGATCGCGGCGATCAGGTCCTTGACGGGGACGTCGACCAGCTGCGGCCAATCGAACTCGAGGGTCCGCTCGGTGTTGCCGGCGAGGGTCACCCGTAGCTGGTTCCAGTCGTCGCGGGCGAGGGCGCCGCGGAGGGGGCCGCGGGGTGCGAGGACGGCCTGGTCGATCGCGTAGTTCACGAGCTCGGTGTCCTTGGCCTCCCAGAGGAGGCGCCTCATCCCCATCTCGAGGAGGGTGGGGAGGTCCAGGGTCTCGGCGACCGCGCGGGCTCCGGTGACGCCGGGGTCGGCGAGGAGGACAGTGACGGGGAGGCCGACGCCGGCGGCCGCCATGCCGGCGAGGTGCTTGCCGGAGTCAGCGTCGACGGTGGCGCCGCTCTTGGGGATGGCCTCGAGGGTGACGTTGTCGGAGCCGGCGAAGACCTGGCCGACCTGCCCAGCCTGGCCCGATGGCGTGGTCGCGGGGGTGGCGGCGTTGGCACGGATCGCGGCCGCTGCTCGCTGGGTGCGGGTCTTGTTGCCGCCGGTGACGCGCATCGCGTACTTCGAGAGGGCGCGGACCACGAGCGCCCAATCGCGGAGAAACTCGCGGTACATGCGGGCCCAGGCGACGGAGGCGTAGACGTCGGGGACGCCGTACTTCCAGCCATCGAGCCGGTTCACTGCGATCTGCTGCATCGGGGCATCCCAGCGGACCTCGGCGCCGTTGATGGTGCGGGGCCGGACGGTGGGCCTGTAGCCGAGGTCGGGGTGGTAGACCTTCCGCCGCTGCTTCCGGATCCGCGTCCCGCCGGGGTTGTAGCCGGCCTCGATGATGTCCTCGGTGAGCTCGCGGACGTAGAACCAGACGTCGTCGCGGTCCTCGGGGTTGGTGATGATGTCGACGATCTCCTCGAAGGGCGTCGTCCTGCACTGGACGCGGCCGGTGAGCGGCGAAGTGAAGGCGGCGCGGATGACGTTGCCGTCGGTGCCGAGGGCCCGCTCGAGCTCCTCGCGGGCCTGGGAGCCAAAGACGGTCTTCTCGTTGTCGTCGACGAACCGCTGCACGACGGCGTTGACGTCCTGCTCGCCGCCCTCGGCGTCGCCGACGGCCTTCGCGCGGATCTCGACTCCCTGGCCCCAGATGTAGGCGATCCTCACTTGGAGGCCGCGCTTGATCAGGGGGTTGGAGAGGGCCGAGGCGCGGCAGATTTCGGAGATGCGGCGGCGGCCGGAGTCGGAGAGCTCGTCGCGGACGCTGGAGGACAGGTCGCGCCAACCGCGGTCTTCGAGGGCCAGCTCGAGGTCGGCGAGCGACTCCTCGAGCATGAGGGTGTTCTCCTGCTCCTGGCGGAGCCGCTCGAGGGCGGTGTCGCGGTCGGCGATCGCGGTGGCGACCTCGGTGGAGCTGGTGCCGAACATGGCCACGGTTGGCTGCCTCTCGTTGGACGTGCTGCGCGTGTGGTCTAGCCGCCGCTCGACCCTATGCGCGCCCCAGGGTCTTTCGTGAAGCTTCCTCGCCGCCGATCGTAGCGTCCTCGCCGATCCATGGTGTGTCGCCACGGTGACAGGGTGTGTCCGGTGAGCGGCGGGGGTGTGACTTTCGCCTGAAACTCTTTCGGGCGAATGTCAGCCGGGGAGGTAGCTGCCGAAGCCGACCAGGTCGGGGTCTTCGTCCTCGGGGTGCCAGAGCTCGTCGCCGCCGAGGAGGGGGTCGAGGATGAGGCGCTTGTTGGCCTGGGTCTGGGCGTCGACCTGGTCGTCGTGGGTGCCGGTGGGGAACGCAGCGTGCTCCTCGACGAAGTCGGCGACCCACGCGTAGGGGGCTTCGCCGGTGTCGGGGTCGTGGTCGAGGAGCGGGCTGGGGAGCCACATCTGCCGGGCCTCCTGCAGCGGGGAGACCGCGGCGGCGCGGGCCTCCTTCGAGCCGTCGGGCTCCTCGGGGACCAGGCCGGGGACGGTGCGGCGGAGCGCGGCGATGACCGCGGTGCCGTTGGCCTTGTCCTCGACGAGCTTGAGGAGCGCCTGCGGCCACTTCGCCGAGAAGGCGATGAGCTGCCGGCAGGTCTCGGGGAAGTCCCAGCGGCCGCGGACCTGGTCGAGGAGGAACGTCTCGGCGCCGCGGCGGATCCAGACCTGGCCGACCACGTAGTCGGAGGACTCGAGGTCCTTGAAGGCCATGTCCCAGGAGGCCAGGATGTCGTCGGCCTGGGTGACGAGCCGGGATCCGTCGGGCCTGGTGATCCACTGTGGGGTGTCGTAGTAGCGCCAGTTTTCGCGCTTGAAGATCGTGCCGGTCGCCGAGCTCGGGCGGCCTTGGTAGAGGGCTTGCCAGCCGCGGGAGCCGGCCTGGACCTTGATGGCCTCCCACTGGTCGTCGGTGCGGCCTCGAGCGGATGCGAGGTACTCGCCGGGCTCCCGGCCGAGGGGGTCGGTCTCGCCTTCGTTGGGGTCGTGGTCGGCCTGCGCCGGGATGCGGAGGACCTTCCAGCGGTGGCCGTCCTCGGCCTTGATGAGTCGGCCGGCGAGGTCGTCGTCGTGCCACCTGGTGAGGATCAGGACCACCGGGGCGCCGGGGGAGAGGCGGGTCGACGCGGTCTTGGTCCACCATTCCCAGACGGAGTCGCGGTAGGTCTCGGAGTCGGCTTGCTTCGCGTCCTTGATGGGGTCGTCGATGATGAGGAGGTCGACGGGCCGGCTGGTGAGGGCGCCGCCGACGCCGACGGAGACCACGCCGCCCTGGTAGCCGAGGAGCTGCCACTCGGCTTGGGCTGAGACGTCGCGGCGGAGGGTGAAGCCGAAGGCGTCGGGGTTCTCGCGGACGTCGTCGCGGATGGTGCGGCCGAACCGGCGGGCCACGGAGAGCTCGTAGCTGCAGATCGCGACCCTGGTGTCGGGGTTGTGCTTGAGGAGCCACTCGACGCCGCGGCGGGTGACGCGTTGGCTCTTGCCCTCCTGGGGGGGCATCACGATGATCGTGCGGGAGTCGGGGGTGGCGGCGGCTTCGACGATCGCGGCGTCGATGAGGTCGAGGGCTGGGGTCTGGATGGTCTCGGGGTCGAGGGCGCGGGCCAGCTCGCCGGGTGTGGCGTAGGTGGTGTCGAGCTGGCCGGTGAGGTGCCGGGCTAGCTCGTCGATCCAGCTGGTCGCGGTCATTCGTGGGCCTCGCGGCCGTCGAGCGAGTGGTGGACGATGAGCCAGCCGTTGGAGCCGTCCTCGCGGAACACGGCCTCGACGGTGGGTCCGCAGGGGCAGGCGTCGCCGGAGGTCTCGTGCTCGATCAGGTCGGCGACGGGGTAGGTGTGGACGGTGGTCATGGGTTCTCCGTCGAAGCGGCGCGCGCCACCGGGCCGTGGGTGGTGGTGGCGCGCGCCGGGCTCATCGGGTCAGCCGTGCTTGACGACGCCGCCGGTCTTCGCTGCGGCGTAGTCGGCCCACTTCTGGACGTAGGGGGTGCCGACCTGCCAGGAGCCCATCGGGAGGATGATGACGTGGCCGTCGCGAGCGAACCACTGGTCGGCGTCGAGCTGGGCCTGCCAGTAGGCGACCGCGGCCGCGGGGTCGTCGTAGCGGATCACGGAGAAGTCCTGGTTGCCGATCTTGTCGTTGCGGAACTTGCAGTCGGCTCCGACTCCTCCGCCGGGCCAGGTGCCTCCGCCGGGGTAGAGGTCGCAGTCCATGAGGCCGGCGTCGGTGATGACGGCGGCGGGGACGGTGAAGGCCTGGGCGGGTGGTGCGGTCGCGGCGAGGGCGCCGAGGGTGAGGGCGAGTGCTGCGAGGAGGCGGGTGATGCGGTTCATCGTTGGGTGTTCCCTTCTGGTGGTGGTTGGTGGTGCTGGGGGTCAGGGGTACTTGATGGGGCCGTAGCAGAGGTTGATGCCGGAGCCGCCGACCATGCGGATCCAGACCAGGTCCCAGGCCTGGGCGTTCCAGGAGACGAGGGAGCCGAAGTTCTGGCCGGACCCGATCTGCTGCTCGTTGCCGTCCTTGGTGCGGTACTCGACCTGCCCTCCGCCGACGTACTGCGAGAGCTTCACGCGGATGGCGTACTCGCCGGACGTGGCGCAGGAGTCGGAGCATCGGCGGAAGGCGGAGTTGTTGTCGTAGGAGTACGGCGCGCAGTCCCAGGTGCCGAGCTTGGCGTCGGGGGCGTCAGCCTGCGCGGGGGTGGGGGCCGCGGTCAGGAGGCCGGCGGTCATGGTCAGGGCGGCGGCGGTGCGAGCGATGCGGTTCATCGGGCGTCTCCCCTTGGTGATGTGCCGCTCGAGCTCGTCGATCCAGTCGGTCGCGGTCATGCGACGACTCGGAGGAGCGGGCGAGGGTGGCAGGTCCGGCAGGGTCGGAGGTCACGCTCGGCGGCGGTCCGCATGGTGACCGCGGGGGCCTCGCGGCCGGTGCTCATCTCGTAGCTGGTCAGGCCTTCGCATCGGGGGCTGGCGTGGTAGCACTTTCCCCTGGGTGCGGCGTAGAGGCTTGCCGGCTTCACTGGTCCTCCTGCTCTTCGGTGGGTTGGGGTGGTGCTGGTGGCATCTTGCCACTCGGGGGGCGTCGGTCGGTGCGGCGGCGGGCGTCGCGTTTCCAGTGAGAGATCATCTTGGCGCCGCGGCGGGCTTCTCGTCGGTGGCGCTGGTGGGCGATCGCGAGGGCGATGGTGAAGAGGGCGAGGCCGAGGAGGAGGCCGGCGGTGGCGTTCATTGGTCATCCCTCCCATTCGGCGATCGCGCCGGTGTCGGGCGGCCAGCGGTGCGGGCCGTCGTGGCCCTGCTCGCGGCCGCATGTGTAGTGCCGGCGGTCCTCGTAGAGGCGGCGGGGGAGCTCGACGGTGGACTCGGCGTTGCAGCGGGTCTGCATGAACCGGGCCGCGGCGGCCGAGACCTGGCGTAGCTGCTCGGCCAGTACGGGGTCGGTGCGGGCGAGGTAGTTGGCGCAGCCGCTCCTGCGACGCCGGCGCGTCACGTCTGGTCCTCCGCTCGATCGCGGTCGACGTAGTCGGCGTAGGTGGTGGCCAGCTGGACCTCGGTGTCGGCGTCGACGGCGAAGAGGGCGACCTCGGCGGCGCGCTCGGCTAGGACTCGCTGCTCGTCGCGGAGCTCCTCGAGCTGGGCGAGGACCGCGCGGCGGAACCGGCGAGCCGAGAGCCACGCCGCGCGGTAGCGGTTCGCGCGGTCACGCCACTCCACCACGAGGTCGCGCGTCATGAGGTCGGCGATCCTGGCCTCGAGCTGGTCGAGGGTGACCAGGATCCCGCCGTGGTCCTGCTGCCAACACGCGGCCGCCACCCGCGCGTCGTTGAGCATCATGGCCATCAGCGCGACCTGCTCGTCGTGGGGCTGCTCGAGGAACCAGTCGGTGAGCTGGGTGCTGGTGGGGATGGTGCCCTCGGGCCAGGGCTTCGGGGTGGCCATCAGACGACCGGCTTCCAGTCGACGGCGTAGGCGTCGTCGAGGCGGAGGTGGGTGGGGAAGAGGTTGCCCTCGCGTGGCCCGGTCTCGGTGACGAGCCGGCCGTGGAGGACGATCAGGGGGTCTTGGTCGGGGTGCTCGCGGCCGCGGATCGTGATGGTCTCGCCGGGCTGGAGCTCGACGTCGAGGTGGGTGCCGCGCTTCGGGGGGGCGGCGCGGTCCTCGAAGCCGCGGGCGAGGCTGGGGAACCACTCGTTGATCTTGGCGGTGGTGTCCTTCACGAGCTCGGCCACGGTGGCGACGTCGAGCGCGGAGACCGTGGCCAGCTGCTCGACCTGGGCGGCCAGGGTGGGTGCCTTGTGGCCGGCGTGCACGATGTTCCAGGCGCGGAGCCGTGCCTCGGTCTGGGTGCCTTCGTAGGCCATCGTGGCGCCGCAGGGGCAGGTCGTGTTGAGGGTGGCCATCACTTGCTCCAGTAGTAGGCGTTGCCGTCGGAGTGCGGCAGGCGGTGGTCGGTTGGGAGGACGCAGCGGTTGCCGTCCTGCTCGTGGCCGCAGGTCCCGCGGCGTACGACGACCTCGAGGTCGCCGGTGAGCTCGAGCTCCTTCGGCATCAGGGTGAAGGTCAGGAGGGCGGGGCTGCTCCCGTCGGTGATGTCCAGTCGAATCGACCTGGCCACGACGTGCCGGGTGATGTCGAGGCCGTCGACGACCAGGCGGTTCTCGGTGGGGCGGCCTCGCTCGAGGTGTAGCTCGACGCGCATGGCGGTCAGCCCTCCTTCTCGGTCGGGAGGACCAGGAGCGCGCGGACGGTCAGCCCGGCTCCGCCATCCGGCAGATGGACGTCGACCCAGACGCTGGCGTCGTCGTCGTGGTCGGTGACCGTGACGACCTCGCCCTGGACCTCGCGGCCGTTGACCGCGACCATGACGTAGTCGCCAACCTCGGGCACGCGGGCCTGCACGAGCTGCACACTGCCAGGGCCAGAAGCGGCGTTGCCATCCGGCAGCGCGCCGGCGCCTGGTCCGAGCCCGA